CTGCGCGATAGACAAAACCGATGACGAGGCTTTGCGGTTGTCGGCATCATTGAGCCATAGCAACCGAGGACACAGCGATGCCGAACATGGCCTATTGCAGGTTTCAGAACACTCTGCAAGCAGCGTCAAGGCCGTAGACGACCACATGCGACGCATCAGGGAGCGGCTGCAAATGGAACACCGGCTGGAGATCGTGCTCGGCTGGGAGCGTGAAAACAGGGCGAACAAGCCATGAGCGGCAACAACACCGGCATCGGCGCCGAAGTTTTGGCCGCCGTGGAGTCTCTGGGACAGGCCACGATTCACGACCTGATCCAAGAGCTGCCGCACCGAGGGCAAAAGGAAATCAAGGACTCGATACGCCACCACGTCCACAAAAGCAAGCTGCTGCGGTGCGTGGGTACGAAGGTCGTGCCGTCCGAGTCCGAGAAGCTGCACGCGCGCAAGACGAACATCCTGCGGGTCTGGCAATCGACGCGCAAGCCGGAGGACCGGCAACTGATCGCAGAGCACGTTGTGCGGTCTGCGTTGGCGCAGCGAGGGCCGGAGGTTCTTTGGTTGCTGGGATCTGCCTCAGAACCGCTCGCATCACTGAACGTTGGGGCTTAGAATGTTGAGTCTCAACACCCACAACACGACTCATGTACGCTAAGGTGTTCGCACAAATCTATGACGGGACCCTTGTGACGAAGGGCCCGTGGCAAGCACTGGTCACGTTTCAGCAGCTTCTGGTCTTGGCCGATCAAGACGGCGCGGTAGACATGACGGCGATTGCGATTTCGCGCCGCACGACGATCCCGCTGGAGATCATCGAACTCGGCATTGCCGAACTGCTGAAGCCTGACCCTGAAAGCCGCACGCCAGACCAAGGCGGGCGCAGGATCATCCCGCTGCGCGAGGGTCGTTCCTGGGGCTGGCTGGTCGTGAACTACAAGCACTACAGGGCCCTGAAGCGAGAAGAAGACCGCCGCGAATACCACCGCGACTACTGGCACAAGCGTAAGAAGACTCAAGACACTCAACAGACTCAACCGAATCAACCTATAGCAGAAGCAAAGGCAGATGCAGAAGCAAAGGCAGATGCACACGCAAAGCGCGCGCCCGACCCCGAAGACCGTCGCGCCGAAGTCGTGCCTCTTCCTGAGCTTGGATCGCTTGCGCCCGGTGTCGTGTGCGCTGCTTTGAAGGCTGCGGGTGTCATGCGGGTCAACCCGTCGAATGCTGACCTGCACGCGTTGTTGTCTGTCGGAGGGACGATTGAGGAGCTTCTGCCGCTGGTGCCGTCTGCCCTGAGCAAGGGCGACCCATTCGCGTACATCCTGAAGGCGGCGATCAACCGGCGCAAGGACGCGGCCGAGTCGGTCGGGAAGATGGCGAAGGGTGCATTGCCAGAAACAGAGACGCCCAGGCAGCGTGCAGCCCGTCTCCGCATGCACGAGATGACGGGCGGACTGGTAAGCGCAAAAGCCCCGGGGCAGTCGGCTCCGGCCGCAGACTTCATCGACATGGAGCCGACCAATGTCCGAGCGCTGGGTTGATCGCCTGTTCTCGCGGCTGGCCGTGCGCTACGGTGCCGCGTGGCTGCGGCAGTGGGAAGGGCTGGAAATCGAGGCCGTGAAGGCGGATTGGATGCGCGTTCTTGGCCTGATTGCTGAACGCAACCCGCGAGCCATCGGCCACGTTCTCGACAACTCGCTGCCGGAGTTCCCGCCGACAGCGCACGGGTTCCTGCGGCTGTGCCAAGCGATACCGGCAAGCGATGGAGCGCTGGCGTTGCCTGCGCCGCGTGAGAAGGTCGCGCCGGAAGTGCTGGACCGGATCAAGGCTTTGCAACAGAGGATGAACGTGTCATGACCGAACGAGCAAAGAGAGCGGCCGAAGAACTCAAGCGGCGCGGCTGGCAGGTTGATACCTGGAACATTAGCGAGCTTGACAAGACATGCAATCAGTGCGGCTACCAGATGCGCGCCGACGCGCGGTTTTGCCAGAACTGCGGCACGCGCGTTGTGGGCGACGTTTCTGCGGGGGCTCTTGAAGACATCGAAGCGGCCATTGCTGCGGCGCTGGGTGACGTGTCATGAGCCGCGAACGCTACGCCGTAGATGTCCGCGCCGCAGAAGATGGTCGGTTACTCGGGCACATCAACGTGTCAACCGTTCCTTGGCGGCTACCCCCGTATGTCGTCTTTGAATTGCGCAAGCAATGGGCTAGCTTTGAATTGCGCGAGCATTGGGCTAGACAGTCGGAGGCGGGCCAAGTGTTGTCGGCTCAAAAGATCAAGACGGCGACACTGAAGGTAGATAAATATTTCGACAACGGGGTGTCTGTGCCTGCCTTTTGCGTGCCTGCCGCTGAATGGGAAGAGATCAAGGACAAGATATGACCGACCGAGAACTGCTGGAGAAGGCTGCGAATGCGGCGGGGCTGCGCCTTACTTGGGGCGAAAAGTACAAACTCGGCGATGACGAGATTGATTGCACAGACATTCCGTATGCGCTGTGTGACGGACCCGATGAAGCCCCGTACTACTGGAACCCGCTTGAAGACGACGGCGACGCGCTGCGGCTGGCGGTGAAGCTGCGGATTAGTCTCATGCTCGCCGAGACGCCTCCCCACAATCCCGAAGTGAGCTTTTGCGTTGCCCGCGATGCCGGGCCGGACTGGCGGACTTCTAGCGCTTTGAGTAGCGACCCAAACGCCGCCACCCGCCGAGCCATTGTCCGCGCTGCTGCTGCGATGCCTACCGATCAAGCCGCACCGATAGACAAAATCAAATAGACCAGGCAGGGATGCGCGCCTACAGTTACGCATCGACAACGAGAGGACGCGCAATGTATACCCAGTACGGACCAGGCGACCCGGAAACGTGGGGCAAATGCACCGGTCACCCGATGGACCCGCGCACCGATCCGCCCGACGAAGAGCAGCAAACCGCCGACGCCAATCTGCTGATCGACGAGGCGATGCTCAAAGGTGACATTGGCCAGATGCTGCGCGATGCCGGCGCAATCGGTGATGCCGACTGGGAAGCGCTGGGCGAAGCCGACGACTACCCGACGCAGCAGGCGCTGCTCGACCGCTACGACCCGACGCGCGAGAAGTTGCGCGAGTGGTTGATCGACATCACGGAGCAGGTATGAGCCAGCACCCGAGCGCCCTGTATCGCGCACTGTGCGACCTTGCCGACGCATTCGAGCAGCGCGAGCGCGACTTGGCCGAATACGAGGCGCGGCTGAAGGCGTTGGAAGCGCGGGGCAACTTGCCGTTTGTCGGCCCTGCCATCACCGACCCGGCCGAGATCGCGGCCATCTTTGCAAAGGACGACGCATGAGCACCGACATCGACAACGCTGGCAAAACGCCAAAGACAACTGACCACTTGAGCTTAAAGTGGGGCACCCTAAAAGCGTGGAAATTGACAAGCGAGAAGGGGCGCAACCTGTTGAAGCGCTATTTTGAACTTGGGTCCTCCGCTTCCGCCATGTTTCAGCACGACACGCCGGAACAAAAAGATCTGATTTGCCAGATGATCGACGAGTGCAACGCGGAGACGATCTATCTGGATTGGGACGGTGTGGACGTGACCAAGGACGAGGCGAAGCGCTACGTCATGGAGTACGGCCAGAAAGCGGCAGCATGAACCCGCACACCCAGCACCCCGGCATGACGCCCGCAGAGCGCCGCGCCTTCGTGGACTACGCATGCGCCTATCGCAAGGCGCCGCCGAAGCCCATGAGCCCGTGGAACTTGGCCGCCGTGGCTGTCGCACTTGTGGCGATGGTTGCGATGGCTGTCATCGTGTGGAGCGTGGCACCATGAACCGCTTTGACACCTACACGGAGCCGTTTAGTTCTGATCTTGGATGGACGCGCTGTGGCAACCGCAAATTGCGTGACGTGATGGCGAGTCAACAAGCACGAGACGCCGCTTTAGAGAAACTGGAGCAAGCCATGAACCGCATCGACACCCCCATCCGCGAACTGAGCGACGAAGAACTTGACGCACGGCTCGCGGCCCACTTCAGCGCACCGGCACGCTACCGCGCAGGCGTGAGCATGATTCCGAGCCTGGCGCACGACGAGGCAAGCTGGCTGCGCGCATCACGCTCTGTCGGCCCCGTGGTGACGCCGTGCAAGCCGCTGCCGCTGCTGACGAGGTTGGCAATGGCGGTGTCGCAGTGGTGGAATCGCAAGGTCTGACCGCTTGACATCGGAAAACATGATCAACCGAAAGAGGAAACCATGACCCAAATCGCCGCATTCGTCATCATCGCCACGCCGTTCTACGTCTGGCTGCGCGACCTGCTCGCGTCGCTGGGGGGTTGATCGTGACCCGCAAGCGCTACGCCGCATTTCTGTACGGCATCTTTCGTGCGCAGGGACTGTGCGCCCGCCGTGCGTTCAACAAGGCCCGCGTCGCGGCGGCGAAGCTGGTGGATTTCTGAGCCATGAGCGCCGAGAACCTTGCACTGTGGAACTCCGTTTCCACGACAGACCCGGCCCATGTCAAGCCGATCACCGGCAAGACGTACCGAGGGCACAGCCCGAAGCCCTATTGGATCATCCAGCGGGCTACCGAGGTCTTCGGACCCATCGGCATCGGCTGGGGCTTCTCCGTCAAGTCTGAGCGCTTCGAGCGTGTCAGCGAGACGGACACCCTGCACACGGCTACGGTGTCGGTTTGGTACGTCTGGCAGGGCAAGCGCTCCGAGGCGTTCGATCACGTCGGCGGGACGATGGCTGCCTATCGCAAGGCGGACGGCTCGAAGATGATCGTCGATGAAGATGCGGCCAAGAAGTCGGTTACGGATGCGCTGGTCAAGGCGCTGTCGTGCCTGGGCTTCTGCGGCGACATTTTCTCGGGCATGTGGGATGACTCGAAGTATGTCGAGTGGGCCGGGCAAGAGTGGCAAGCCCGAAAGACAGCGCCCGAGCCGGAGGCGAATCAAGGCAAAGGCAGGATCAGCGCACCCGCGGAAGCGCTGGCGGCCTTGAACCCTGAGCAGCGCGGATTCGTTCACGACTGGGCACGCGACGTTGGCAACACGTTCGACCAGTCAGGCCCGGCCAGCGCTGCGGAACTGATCTCCAGCGTGCGCGATGCCGAGCAACTGGACCCGGGCATGGTCGCGGCAATGTGGGGTCTGCTGCCGTCCAAGGCCCGGTCTGCGATCAAGGTCGTGCAGCAGGCGAAGCAGTGAACAGCAAGAACCTCACCAAAGCCGAACGGGCGCACCTTGCCCGGGTCAAGGCGTTGCCGTGCTCCGTTTGCGACACCCCAGGCCCATCGTCTGCGCACCACATCCGCCAGGGCGAGCACTACACCGCGGTAGCGCTGTGCTATGACTGCCACCAGGGCCTAATCATGGGTTGGCACGGGCAGCGTCGTGCGTGGACAGTGCGCAAGCTGGACGAACTCGGCGCCCTCAACATCACATTGAGCCGGCTGCTGTGAGCCACATCCACGCGCCAGCCGTCGAATACGTCGCGGCCGTCAATGCCTGCCCGACATGCGAGCGTCCAAGGCGGATGCTTGGCGCGCATGCTGACTGGTACGGCACGACTTGGACATGCGTTGGCTGCGGCGACCGGTGGCAAGACGGCGAACGATTGGAGCGCCCATTCTGCCAAGGCTGGAGGCGGCAAAACATCGAGCATGCACGGCGCCGGCTTGCCACGATTGGGGTGCAAGCGTGACCCGCCGCATTGACCCAGAGTCGTATCTTAAGCTCATCCACGACACCGCGCCCAGGCTCGCCAAGGCCAAGGCCGAGCGCGTCTATCTGGAGGAGTACCGCAAGAGCCTGAAGGCCATTCTGATGAAGGGATCAGCAGCAAAAACGGCGGTGCTCCAAGAGGCAGACGCCTACGCTGATCCGCAGTATCTGGCGCTGCTGGACGGCCTGAAAGCGGCTGTTCACGGCGAGGAAGCGCTACGCTGGCGAATGGTCGAGGCCCAGGCCGCGATTGAGGTCTGGAGATCGCAGGAAAGTTCTGCGCGAATGATGGACAAGTTTGCAGCATAAAGCCAGACGCAATGCGTATTCGTCGCTGCTGGGCTTTGTGGAGGCTTGGGATGCGATGCAGGGCGCATAACGTTCGAGCTAACGCGACCTGAGCGGCGCTGAGGCGCTGGAGGGACGCACGGTAGACCCCGCCGCTCTGGGTCGCGGTTGAGCGAGGGGTTAGGCATCAACTTGGAGGATGCGATGACGCACCCAGAGAAATGGACCTTCGACTGGTTCTACAGCCGACTGAAGCCGCACACGGGCGACGTGTACCGGCCTGGGCAAGCACTGCCAGAACCGGGATACGAGACTGCCACCGGGCGCCGGTTGTACACGGTGCAGCAGATTCGTGCGGCCTATGCGCAAGGCGCCAAGGACTCGCGCACGCTGCTGACGCGGTGCAGGAACATGCTTTCCCACCCGGCACATTGGGGCGCCGATGACGACGTGATTAAGGCGCGGCATGCGCTTTACACCGAAGTGCTTGAGCACCTGAACGGCCTAGAAAACTGCGAGGCATGGACGGAGGCGGAAAAGCGGCGCCCCGGATGCAAGAAAAACACCGGCTGCACCTGCGAACGCGAGAAGCTGGGCGATCAGTGCATATGGCGTTTGTGATGCCGAACGATCGAGCTGAACCGCCCCAAGGGGCCGAGAGCAACTGACATGGAAGCAGACAAAGCCTCCGGCCCCTTGGGGTCGGCTTCGAGCGAGGGGTTAGGCGTCATCTCGCGCGACGAGTGGCAGCGCCGGTATGCGGCGAGGATCATGGAGCGCGCCGGCTGGCCCGAGCATGCCGCCATTGAAGCCGGGCGCGTGGGCGCAGAAGAGTACGAGCGCAGCGAGCGCGCGGCGGGCAATGCCGTGGTGTGGCTGGGCGTTTCTGCCGGCGGCCCGTGGGACACGCCTGAGGACCTGGCAGACGAGGAAATGAGCTACTGGGAAGACGACGGCGAAGGCTGAATTGATGACGCCTAACGATCGAGCTAACCTGACCAAAGGGGCAGCAGATGAATCATGACGAAGCCACGGCGCAGCCTGCCCCTTTGGGTCAGGTTGAGCGAGGGGTTGGGCGGCCGGCGCCGGAGCGCGACAGAACCTGCGAGCAGGGATGCAACGGCTGTGACGACTGCACCGATTACGACGACGAACCCGATGACCAGTGCCTGCACTGCCGGGGCGACGGAATGGACCCGGACTGCGACTACCTGTTGCCGTGCCCGGACTGCGGTGGGAGCTGGTGATGGGTGTTGCGTGCATCTTGGAGCAGGCGACCTACAAGCCCGGCGACCAAGCGCCCGAGGGCTACCTAGCGTGGCACGAGTGGGCCGAGGTGCAGCACAAGGCCGGGCTGCGGCAGCAACAGTGCGGCCGGTGCGGACTGTGGCGCTTTCCGCAGCAACTGAGCGCCACCGTGGACCGTACCGAGGTGACGGGCCTGCGGAAGCGCCAGCCATTCCGCAGGACGCTGGAGACGCCTGTCTGCAACGACTGCGACAAGCCGCCCAACGATCGAATTCAGCCGCGCCGCTAGGCGTCGGCTGGAATGAGGGGTTAGCCCGATCCCCCAAAAAGCGGCACAACGTAGGAACGAAATGGAAACCTTCACGCAACCGAAGATCACCGG